TGCTGCTGCAACGGATCTGTACGTTTCGATTGCCGATTCGTACAAGTTTGCGGTTGGTGATGACGTTTACATTAACGATGACACCACCACGCTGGAACAGCTGGGTGCGATCACCGCTATTGATCGTACGACTTACACCCACATGGCCATAGTTTCGGTTACCACGGTGGTCGGCAGCACCAGCTTTACCACGGCCAGGTTTGCGTACCTTGCAGTTCAGGGCTCTGACACCTGTTCCGGGATCTTGGAGAAATCCGTTGATACCGGCTCCGGTTCCAAAGCCGAGGGTGCGCTCGCAACGCTTATTTTGGGCAATGCGATTCTTTACACGGGTTTTCTGGTCAATTTCGATGCTGCGGCAATTTCAGACATGAGTGCCAGCAGCTGGGGCCAGTTTACCGACTTAGGATAAAGGGAGGAGGCGAGAAGTTATGCCAAGAGGTTTAGGAGATATACCCGACTTGAGGCTCGATGTGTTACAGAATTTCGTAACCACGTTTATGACGCCTCCGTCGTTGATTTTGATGAATTTGTTTTCGAGTTCAAACTCTCCGTCGAGTCACGTTAAATGGGAGAGCCAGAAAGGTGGAAGGGGCATGACACCCTTTGTTCCGCCTGGAGCCCCTGCGCCGGTAACGGCACCGTTCGGAGTCGCTGCTCATTCCGCCGAAGCGGCCTTCTTCAAGGAAAAGATGTACTTCGACGAGGAGTTCTTGAACAACCTTCGCAAAGAAGGTACCGAAAGCGAGTACCTGAGCGCCCAGAAACGTCTGGCAAGAGAGCTGGCGTCCTTGGTGAACAGGTCCAACCGCCGTAAAGAATGGATGTTTTCAAAGATGCTTTTTACCGGCAGCTTCGACTATGCTGAAATGACCGGGACAAAGGTTTCTGTGGACTACGATCTTCCATCAGCGCACTCGGTCACACTGGGCGCGGCTTACAAGTGGTCTGACGGCACATCCAGGGATATCATCGGCAACATCATCGACGGCAAAAAGCAGATCAAGGACGATTGCGGCGGTGCGGTAGATTACGCCCTTTGCAACTCCACGGTTTTGAAGTACCTGGCCCGGGATCCCGAGTTGTTGACGCTCTTGTCAAAGAGTGCCTTCGGTACCGGAGACCTGTTCAGTGGTGCCAAGAACAAATTGATCGGCGTAAACCCGAAGGTGCTCGGATCTTTACTCGACATTGATAATCTGGTTATTTATGACGAGCAGTACGAGGTCCGGGCCTATTTGACGGCAGTTGTAACTGCGTCTTCCACGTCGACCATCAGCGTGGAAAACCCGGCCGATTTCTTAGCCGGTGAGACCCTGCGGTTCAACGACGTTTCTGCCGGTACGTACGAGGATGAAACGATCTCCAGTGTTGACATCGAGGGCGGCACGATCACGGTTTCTTCAGCGCCGGCCACGAGCTACAAGGCCGGAGAGGACTATGTGTCACAAACGTCCTATTTTGTTCCCGAAACGAAGTTCACCATGATGGCGTCGAACGTCGACAACCAGCAGATCGCTGAGTACAAAGAGGCGCCGTTTGGTCTTAATCGCAACTACGGGATCAAGACTGACAGGCACGAGGAATGGGATCCTGAAGGCATCTGGATTCGTGTCCAGGACAAGGGCTTGCCCATTCTGTATCAGCGGGATGCAACGTACATATTAACGGTCGCCTAAAGGGAAGGAGGTTAAGTATGAGATCACAAGCTGGACCATATCCTTCCCCGGCGTTTTTTAAGCAGATCGCAGGTGACGGGGTGTTCCCCCTGGTTGCGACTTATTCCGGCGAGCTTACGGACAATGTGAAAAATGCTCCCCTCGGTGCTGCACCGAGAGGTTGCAGGGTTTCAAATGTCTGGATGAGCGTCGAGCAAACCGGCAAGGACAGCTCTGATCCACTGCATGTTACGGGCGAGGTGTATATCAACGGCACAACGTGCCTGACGACACGCCCGGTGATTGGCCACATTAGTGGCGAGTCGAGTCAGCAGAAAACCACCAGAGTCTCCGGCGACACGGCGATTACCCAGGCCGTGGTTGATCCGGATGCGAACACGCTAACAGACGGTGATGTTATCACGTATGATCTGGACCTAAGCAGAACTGCGTCGCCGACATCAGAAATGCGCAACGTAATCCTGGTGGTCGATCTTGAACCTATTGTAGGATAGCAAAACATGAACGAAAAAGGAGATAATCGATGGATGTCGAAAAAATTAAGCTTTTAACAACGCTTAAGGCGGGAAAAAACACATGGGACAAAGGTACCGTCTTTGATCGCAAGGACGGTACTTTCCCCATTCCCATCACAGAGGAAATTCGGGCGCACCTTAGCGGAAGATCCTTTGGTGTGATTGAGATCCTCATGACATCGCAGGATGTTGAAGCTGAAAAACAGGCTGTTCGAAATGCTGAGCAGGCTCAAGCTGATGCGGAGATCAAGCGCAGGGAGCTCGAGGACGCCGCCGTATTGCGCGAGCAGGAATATCAGGACACCCTTGGGGCCCTCAAGGATTGCCAGTCCCTGTACGACACCCTGAAAACCGAGTACCAGGCTTTGCTTGACGAAAAAGAAACGTGGGAGAAAACTCTCGAGGAAGTCAAGCAGGAGCGCGGCGACCTGGCTGCCGTGAAAAAAGGGCTCGCAGCCGAGAACAAAACGCTCGAAGCTGACAACAAAAAGCTCGCAGCCGAGAACAAAACGCTCGAAGCTGACAACAAAAAGCTCGCAGCTGATCTGGAAGCAGCGAGCAAAAAAGGTTTTTTCAAAAAAAAATAAATGACAAGAGCAGAAATGATAGCCCAGCTTGTGGAGGAGGTGGTAGACTCCGCGTTGACTGATCCTACGGATTACGAAAACGCTTGTGACGCTGCTGCCAGAGAAACAGACTGGGCGTTCCCGGTGAGCACTAACTTTAGAATTCACTGGCAGATGGAACGGGCAAAGCGTTATTTGTTTTTCTATCTCGCGAGCAAGACCGCAAAAAAGTTCAAGATAAAGCAGGTTTCGCTTAACCAGAGCTTCGATCATTACTTCAAGCTGATAAAAATGATGGACGTGGAGTTTAAAGAGATCGTGGAGGAACGTCCGGACGAGTTTGCCTCGGTTGACGCGTATAAGCTGTTCGGCTCTAAGATCGATGCTGGTTTTGCTGTTGATGGATTAGGCAGGGATATAACATACGATTCCGATCAGCAGGTGATTGTAAAACCATGACTGTCGGAGAAGACATAAAAGAAGCTCTGAAAGATATTGGGTCTGTCATTACGATTTTCAGAGATTCCGGGAACTTGTCGGGCGAGTATGTTGATACCGAAACCAATGCGCAGGTAACGAAACCTTTTGTTCGGGAATTTTTTCTTGAGGCAATGGTGTCATACGATACCGACCTGGTTCCCGGCGATGCTTTTGAGATGGACGTAACGGGGCTTCGGTATTTGTTAATGAACAAAACCCCGTTTATGGTTGAGAACGCAGTTGGAAATTATGACTCCGTGTTTTATAAGTGCAATGTGTCAGGCGAGATTTTAAGACCATCCGGTGAGGTGAGGAGCACCGATACATACCGGATAGTACCTGTTTTCAGCGGAGAAAGATCAAACTGTTTTGCGCTGTTAACCGAACCGCTTTTTAGCGGAGACCTCGAAACTGATGAGCAGTTGGGGTTATTAGGGATCAAAAAGGAAGAGCTTTACATCCCGAGTTCGTTTGGTATCAAAGTATTAGATCGTTATCAGCCAGTATCCGGCGAGTACTATGTCGTTGAGTCGATTAAGACGCATAGGTTCTCCGGAGTTGATGTTGCGATTTTAGGAGAAGATACCAGATAAGGACTCTTAAATCAGAGAGGTAGACATGAAAAAAATTTTATTCGTGGGTGAGCACCCTTTTGCTACGAGTGGCAACTCGGGAATGCTCCACAGTCTTTTGTCACAGATCCGTACAAGTAAGTTCGAAGTTTCATGTTTCGTTCAACATTCCCCCTTTATTGACAACCTTCCTTTGATGTTCAGGCCGCTCCCGTTTGCTATGATGGTTAACACTCCGGGGTCTGACATAACCGGTCAGCTTTTGCACATTATTGACAAATCAGACATTGACGCCCTTGTAGTTGTAGGGCTTGATATATGGTATTTCGGGGCAGGATTAAAAGAGATCGTTGATATGTGCGCCCAGAGAAATACCAGGCTTGTGTTTATTATGCCATACGATCTTCAGGAAGTGCGTGATGATTGGGTGGAATGGATAAACATGATAGACTATCCCTGCATATATTCTAAGTACGGTGAGGAGATACTGAAGCCTCATGTTCCAGGTGTGCGTTATTTCAGGCCGCAATTACACCTTAACGATATTTGGGAGCCTTTTTCAGCACAAGACCGCGCCGTTAATCGAAAACGGATATTCCCGACCGTCCTTGATCAAGAGCTCCTTTTTGGCTTTATTGGACCGAACCAGTTCAGGAAGGATCCCCAGGGTCTTATTAAGGCCTTTTCTATTGCCAAGGAATCCGTGCCTAACATGCGGCTTTTCATGCATACGGACTTTACAAAAGGTATATATAATCTGATCCAGTATGCAAAGGATTGCGGCCTTCAAGAAAATGACATCTTAAAGAAACCGGCCTCAAGTGCTGTTTATAAGGTGGGCGACATGCCTACCTTATATAACTGTTTTGATGCTTTGGTGAACTGTTCGTTCCAGGAAGGTTTGTCCTGGACTCCGCTCGAAGCCTTGCTTTGCGGAGTGCCGGTTATCGTGTCTGATACGACCGCGCACCCGGAGCTGGTAGAAGGCGCCGGGCTGCTTGTTCCGTGTGAGGAACCGGCGATGCTCCCCGTCCCGGCAAAGTTTGGTAACACCTTTGTCGATGCTAAAAAGTGTAAGCCGGAAGACATAGCAGAGGTGATGGTAGCGGTTGCTCAGGACGAAGCCCTGCGTTCCGAT